TATGATTCGGTTATTTTTCCTGGGAATAAAAAAACAGCTGAAGCATGGAAAACTCTATTGCCTCAAGATTCAATTTTAATGCGATATAGCGGCGAGTTTAAATAGATGCCAGTACCAACAATCCCAAACACAATATCGTTAGATAACTCGAATTATCCCGTAGCAGTTCCACCTGGCGGGCAAATTGTTGTCAAAATCGAGTAATTTAATATTCGCTAAATACTATCATACAGTGTAGTGAGCGAAAATGACAAAGGCTACAAACTTAAGAAAAAGCTGGATCGGTGGAGCTTCGAGAGTAACAACGACTTTTAATGCTCCAGGAAGTTTAACACTTCCATATGGGCAGTTTAAGGGGACTGTCTCTGGTCGTGCTGGAACAGGTAACGACCCAGTTGCAGCGACATATAGCATCACTTATGCTACCAATTATAATATTGCCTATCCGATCGCAAATCAGCCGATCGCAAACCAACCAGCGACTGCATATACAATCAATTATAACACCAATTATAATGTCGCATATCCAATCGCTAACCAGCCGATCGCAAACCAACCAGCGACTGCGTTTACTACAAATTATAACACCAATTATAACACTGTCTACCCAATCGCAAATCAACCAGAAGCATCAAGACCCGTAACTGCATACTCTACGAATTATAACGTTGCTTATCCGATAGCAAATAGACCAGAAGCTGCAAGACCAGCGACGGCATACTCTACGAATTATAACACGAACTATAATGTTGCGTATCCAGTTGCTAACCAACCAGCAACTTCGTATTCTATTCTTTATAATACCAATTATAATGTTGCGTATCCAGTTGCTAACCAACCAGCAACTGCGTATTCTATTCTTTATAATACCAATTATAATGTTGCGTATCCAGTTGCCAATCAACCAGAAGCATCAAGACCTGTAACTGCGTATTCTATTCTTTATAATACCAATTATAATACTGCGTATCCAGTTGCCAATCAACCAGAAGCATCTAGACCAATAACTGCTTATAGTACAAATTATAACACTGTGTATCCAGTTGCAAATCAACCAGAAGCATCTAGACCAATAACTGCTTATACTACAAATTATAATACAGTTTATCCAGTCGCGAATCAGCCACTTGCAAACTATAATCCAGCAACTTCGTTTAACTGGAATTATGTGTATTATTTTGCATATGAAAATAATGATTATTATGAAACAGGATCTGGTAGCACTCCAGGGTGCCCATCTCCATTTAGTTTCTATGATTTTATGAACTCTGAATATACTGAGAGTAATTATTCTTGCACACCTGCAGGAAATAATGCAAATTATAATACCAATTATAATGTCGCATACCCAGTCGCGAATCAACCAGCAACTGCATATTCTATTCTTTACAATACAAACTATAACGTTGCATACCCAGTCGCGAATCAACCAGCAACTGCATATTCTATTCTTTACAATACAAACTATAACGTTGCGTATCCAGTAGCCAATCAACCAGAAGCATCTCGTCCAGCGACTGCATATTCTATTCTTTATAATACAAATTATAACACTGCCTATCCAGTCGCGAATCAACCAGAAGCATCAAGACCTGTGACTGCATATAGTACAAATTACAACGTTGCTTATCCAGTTGCCAATCAACCAGAAGCATCAAGACCTGTAACTGCGTATACTACAAATTATAATACTGTGTATCCAATTGCAAATCAACCGATTGCAAATCAACCAGCGACTGCATACACAATCAATTATAACACCAATTATAACATCGCGTATCCAATTGCAAATCAGCCAGCAACTGCGTATTCTATTCTTTATAATACCAATTATAATGTCGCGTATCCAGTTGCAAATCGACCAATTGCAAATCAACCAGCGACTGCATACACAATCAATTATAATACCAATTATAATACTGTCTATCCGATCGCCAATCAACCAATTGCAAATCAACCAGCGACTGCGTTTACTACAAATTATAATACCAATTATAACACTGTCTACCCAATCGCAAATCAGCCAGAAACTGGTCGACCAATAACATCATATACTCCAGGTAATCCTGGCGCATCTACAACTGTTCTTGGTGTATTTTTCCCAGGAGGAGCAGTTTCTACTCTTGCTCCGACTGTAAGTCCAACTTTGGTCGACTATGAACGATTCCCTGATAATGCAAACTATCCCGTGGCAGTGCCTCCAGGTGGTCAGATCGTAATTAAGATTGAATAATATACTTGACATAGTCCAATAAATAAGTTATAATTTGATTTCGTTATTCTTGAGGTTTATTTTATGCCATATCCAGTGCAACGTTATGCTCGTGTTCTAAATCGTTTTTGTGTCGCTACAAAAGCATTTACCAAAGAAGAAGTAGAAAAAATTTTTGCTCTTGAAGACTTGCAAAAGTTTCAAAAAGGCGCAATTGGTGGTGGTGCAGGAAAGGGTCAGGTTAGCAAGAAAAACCGCGACAGTGACGTCATGTGGGTGATGCATGACCAAAACTCTGACTGGCTTTACCAAAAATTCTCAGGTTTAGTTTCTGCAGTCAATTATGATCATTTCATGTATGATGTTGAAGGTTTTGAGAACTTTCAATATACAGTTTATCGATCTAAAGACAAGCAGCACTATGATTGGCATATCGATGCTGGAAATACATCAAGCCCATTTGAACGCAAGATTAGTGCATCATTAATTCTTACCGATCCAAGTAAGTATGAAGGCGGTGAATTCGAATGTGTGATGAATGGTCGTGTTGATGAGCCTTTTGTTGCAAAAGCAGAAATTGGTGATGTGATTTTCTTTGATTCTCGCATGCCTCATCGTGTGCGTCCAGTCACCTCTGGTGTTCGTAAATCATTAGTATGTTGGATTATGGGCAAGAACACATGGTAAATCTAAAAAAACTTAGATTTTGGGATAATCCAATAATTGAGTTTTATTGCCACCCAGAACTTTATGGAATTATTCCTGAGCCAAAAGCAGCAGTAAAGAGTCTGCCTGACTGGTTTAAGAATTTAGAGCCAACATTTGGTGATGGTAGTAATAGAGATACATTTGGCAATAAACCCATGTCTGCTAAAAAATGCCTTCCGCTATTAGATGGAATGTCTTTAGGATTCACTATTCCGTTATGCGGCGATGTGCATGTAAGATCAAACTATAACAATAGTCAATTTGATATAAGAAATCCTCCAGGTATCAAAGTTTGTGAATTTCATGATGCCAATCAAGTTGGTGGAAATAGTGGAATTAAATTAAATCATGGCAATCCTTTGAAATTCCTCAATCCATGGGTTGTTAAAACAGCTCCAGGGTGGTCTGCATTGTTCATCAATCCAATGAACAATTATGAACATCCATTTACATGTTTGAGTGCAATGGTAGATACAGACAAGTATCCAAAAGAAGTAAACTTTCCTGCTCTATGGCATGAAAATGATTCTGACTATCACATTCCTGCAGGAACACCATTAGTTACAGTTATTCCAATTAAACGAAATTCGTTTGAAAAGAAACCTCGCGTTCGATCAATGTCACCAAAAGAATTCAAAGAGATTTCTGTAATACAAAAACGACAAAATATGCGCACACATCATTATACCTATGATTTGAGAGAGAAGAAATAATTATGTTTAATTTTCTTAAAAAAGATAAACCCGATCTTGAATTTATAGATTCATCTGAGGTAGTGTATCCTCACTATCCACCAATTCTTGCAAAAGATTTAAAGCCTTTAAAAGAGCATCAAGAAAAAAAGTTTGAGAGTTATATCTTTCCACAATGTCCTGGAATGCATGATTATTCTAGAATGGGTTATATAATTCCAGCATGGAGTAATTTTCATATCAAAGCAAACAAGGCTGGTTGCGTTGCATTTTTGGGTAGCGATGGTGAAAATAGAGATAAACGAGGCACTCCATTAGGTCAACCACAAAATATGGATGTGAAAATTACTGATGGTTTATTTAAACTTAATGGTGTCGATCCTTGTATTTGGAATTTTCCAGGTGCATGGAAAGTTTTTGGCAATGGGAATGTTTCAGCATTAGTCATGCCAGCATTTTTTCATTCAACATTTTTAGATGATCTTTATGTTTATCCAGGAGTAGTAGATTATAATAAATTTACAACGCTTAATTTTATATGTTCACCGAAACATGAATGCGAAGTTCAGATTAAAGCTGGCGATCCAATATTGCATGTGATTCCTTTTATAACCAACAAAGATATTGTTGCAAGTTATGGTCCTGCATCAAAAGAACAAAAGGACTATCCTAAAACAATTAAATGGTTTCATGAATTAAATTTCTATAGAAAATACTATATGATTCGTAAAAAATATAAGATAATTAAAAAGAGTTAACACTGATGGCAAAAATCTTCGTAAACATTTGTTCATATCGAGATAAATTACTCGCACCGACTCTCTATAGTTTGTTGGAAACTGAGTCTGGACGAAACGCTATTACATATGGAGTTTTCGAACAAACAAAAATCGAGGATAGTTTGCAAACAACACATCCTGATCTTGTCAATCATAAACAAATTCGATATAAACGAATTGATCCACAATTTTCTGATGGAGTTGTTTGGGCACGATGTATTAATTCGATGCAAATTTATGATGAAGATTTCCAGTATCAGATAGATTCTCATATGTTATTTGATAAAGATTGGGACAATCAATTGATACTTGATTATAATGATGCATGTAAAGTGGCTGGGAAAAATAAAGTAGTTTTAACTTCTGGCACAAAAAATTACGATCTAGAAAATGAAAGAATCATTAAACACACCTTAACTGATGATATTACTGTCAAGTTAGGTTATTTTCAATTCGATAAGGATCTAAGATTGCATGCTCATGGTGCATGGGTTCCAGCAACAGAGCGAGTTACTCCATCAATTCATATCTGCGCTGGCAACTTTTTCATGCCTGTAAGTTGGATCAAAGACGTTGGATACAATACAAAGATATTTTTTGAAGGCGAAGAACAGATTTTTGTTATTAGTTCAATTCTTGCTGGATATAGCATATTCCATCATCGCAAGATTAAAGTATATCATTATCTTCGATCTGGTAGCCATGACACCAAACAAACGATTAATCCTGTTGCCAGCTCAGAAAAATTAAAGATGAATCACGATCGATCTAAGAAAGAGATCATTGATTACATCTATTCTCTATCCGAGGAACAGCTCGAACACTATCGTCGCATAACAGGTGTCGATTATATAAATAGAAGACTAGAGGATCGTGCAATTTCTCGTAAAATCTCTCCCAATCCTGGAATTGTAAATGATTGGGAGGTGTCAAATAGAGATGGTTAAATGTCTATAAAGATTAAACAATTTATTGGTGGGAGTTGTACTGCAGCTGTTGGTTGTAATATAAGCCTTGAAACGAATGTTTCACCACAAAAATTCAACTTAAATAAGAGTTATTACCTTCTACGAGGTGGTATTGTTGTTGATTACGAGGGCGAGAATACAGTAAATGTTGTCTGCCCATATAATTCTAATTGGAATCCATATGTAGATCAATGGAATTATGATAAAAATGTTATCCTTACGACTACACCGAATACAAAATTTACAGTTGTATCTGTAACCGAAGGTAATACAAATAATGCAGTCGCATTCACTTCTTCTGTACTGATGCTAGAAAACTCTAATTTAACAAAGACAATGAATGCTAACTCTTATTTGTTAGTTTTTGGATCCGCGTACTCTATCGATAGCGTAAACTATCATAATATTAACGGTCAATCTAGAACAATATTTGCTAATTCTCCCCGAGAAGTGCAAATATCGACTTCTAATTCATGTGAATTGATCTATCTTGAAACTATCTAATTTAAATCTAATAAATAAGAATATCAAGTAGGAACCCTTTAAATGGCGCAATTTGTAGAAGTAGATCTAGATCAAGGAACAACCTTTAATCTTGATATTGTAGTTAAGAACGATGATGGCAGCAGAATTAATGTTGCAGGCTACACATTTTCTTCCTCAATGCGCAAATCATTTTATTCTTCAAGTGTGACAGCAAATTTAACCGTTGCAGTGATTGATGCTGCGAATGGTGATGTTAGATTTTCGCTAAATGCAGCGTCAACTGCTAACATAAAAGCAGGTCGTTATGTGTTTGATATCAAACAAATTAATACTTCAAATGTTACATCGCGTATGTTTGAAGGGATTATTACAGTTAATCCACAGGTAACGAAATGACGACAATTTCAGTTTCATCCACTGCTGGTCCACAAGGTCCACAAGGTCCACAAGGTTCTACTGGTAACATTGGTCCACAGGGTCCACAAGGATCAGTTGGTCCACAAGGTCCACAAGGTCCATCTGGTTCTACTGGTCCACAAGGTCCATCTGGTGCACAAGGTGCTGCGTCAACTGTTGCTGGTCCTCAAGGACCACAAGGACCACAAGGTGCTGGTCCACAAGGACCACAAGGACCACAGGGTGTAACTGGTGCACAAGGTCCATCTGGTCCACAAGGTGTCGCTGGTCCATCTGGTCCACAAGGTGATACAGGTCCTCAAGGTCCTCAAGGTGTCACTGGTGCACAAGGACCACAGGGTGCAACTGGTCCACAGGGTCCTCAAGGTGTCACTGGTGCACAAGGACCACAAGGTGTTGTTGGTGATACTGGACCACAAGGTCCGCAAGGTGTCACTGGTGCACAAGGTCCACAAGGACCACAAGGTCCGCAAGGCGTCACTGGTGCACAAGGTCCATCTGGTGCTCAAGGTAATCAAGGTGCACAAGGCATTCAAGGTTTAACAGGTGATACTGGTCCACAAGGTCCTCAAGGTCCTCAAGGTGTTGCGGGACCACAAGGTCCACAAGGTGTCGCTGGTCCACAGGGTGTCGCTGGTGCACAAGGTCCATCTGGTGCTCAAGGTAATCAAGGTGCACAAGGCATTCAAGGTTTAACAGGTGATACTGGTCCACAAGGTCCACAAGGTGTCGCTGGTCCATCTGGTCCATCTGGTCCACAGGGTGTTGCTGGTCCACAAGGTCCATCTGGTGCTCAAGGTAATCAAGGTGCACAAGGCATTCAAGGTTTAACAGGTGATACTGGTGGACAAGGTCCATCTGGTCCATCTGGTCCATCTGGTCCACAAGGTGTCGCTGGTCCACAAGGTGTCGCTGGTGCACAAGGTCCACAAGGTGATACAGGTCCATCTGGTCCATCTGGTCCACAAGGTGTCGCTGGTCCACAAGGTGTCGCTGGTCCACAAGGTCCACAGGGTGATACAGGTCCACAAGGTCCTTCTGGCGTGTCAAATGTTCCTGGTCCGCAAGGTCCACAGGGTGATACAGGTCCTCAAGGTCCTCAAGGTCCACAAGGCGTCACTGGTCCACAAGGTCCATCTGGTGCTAAAGGTGATCAGGGTGAATTTGGTGGCGCAACTTTTGAATACATCTACTTAACAGACACAGCAAACACAGATCCTGGTGTAGCAAATTTAAAATTCGATAATATAACATTTTCTTCTGTATCACGATTGTATATCGACTTTACAGATTTAAGTACTGCAAACGTATTTAATTATTTACAAACTATTGATGACTCTACGTCAACAATCAAAGGAACATTTAAAGTTTCAAATACTGCAAATGTAAGTGAATTTGCATACTTTAATATTAATGGATCTCACGAACACGTTTCAAGTTATTTCTCTGTTCCTGTTGCACATTTAAGTGGTGTTACAAGTTTTTCAAATTCTACCAATGTCATCATCACATTTGTTCGCACAGGTGATAAAGGTGATACAGGTCCACAAGGTCCACAAGGTCCACAAGGTCCACAGGGTGCTGGTCCACAAGGTCCACAAGGTCCACAGGGTCCCCAAGGTCCACAGGGTCCCCAAGGTCCCCAAGGTCCCCAAGGACCACAAGGTGTCACTGGTGCAAGAAATTACACTGTAACGAATAGTGGTGCCAGTCATTATGTGATTGATGGCGCAAATGATCCTACATTGTATTTGATGCGCGGATTCACATATGAATTCTTTGTAAGTGCATCTGGACATCCTTTCTGGATCCAAACAGTTCCTGCGCCATACAGTGTTGGAAATGTTTACAGTAGTGGTGTAACAAATAATGGTGACGATGTTGGCACTGTAATATTTGCGGTTCCATATAATGCACCAAATACTCTTTATTATGTTTGCCAAAACCATTCTTCAATGTCTGGTACAATTGTTATCAGTGATGTGGGTCCAGTTGGTCCTCAAGGTCCACAAGGTGTAACTGGTGATACAGGCAATCCTGGACCACAAGGTCCAACTGGTCCAGGTGGTAATACTGGTGCACAAGGTCCACAGGGTGTTGTTGGTCCACAGGGTCCACAGGGTCCACAAGGTCCAACTGGCGCAGATTCAACAGTTGCTGGTCCTCAGGGTCCATCTGGTCCATCTGGTGCTCAAGGTAATCAAGGTGCACAAGGCATTCAAGGTTTAACAGGTGATACTGGTCCACAAGGACCACAAGGTCCACAAGGTCCACAAGGTCCTCAAGGTGATGCATCAAGTGTTGCTGGTCCACAAGGTCCACAGGGTCCATCTGGTGCACAAGGTAATCAAGGCGCACAAGGTTCACAAGGCATTCAGGGTTTAACAGGTGATACTGGTCCACAAGGTCCATCTGGTCCACAAGGTGCTGCATCAAGTGTTGCTGGTCCACAAGGACCACAGGGTCCGCAAGGTTCTACTGGTGACACAGGACCAACAGGTCCACAAGGACCACAAGGTCCACAGGGTGCTGGTCCACAAGGTCCGCAAGGTCCTCAAGGTGATGCATCAACTATTGCTGGTCCACAAGGACCACAAGGTCCACAAGGACCACAAGGTGCTGCGTCAAGTGTTGCTGGTCCACAGGGTCCACAGGGAGCAATTGGTCCGCAAGGTCCGCAGGGCGTCACTGGTGCAAGAACATATACAGTGACGAATGTCGGAGCTGGTGCATATCAAATCGATGGTTCTAGCAATCCAACATTAAATTTACTGCGTGGATTTACTTATGAATTTAGTATAAGTGCTTCTGGACACCCTTTCTGGATTCAAACAGTTTCTGGTGCATATAGTTCTGGAAATATATATTCATCAGGCATTACAAATAACGGCACTCAAGTTGGAACGCTAACATTCGCTGTTCCTTATGATGCACCAAGTACTCTTTATTATGTTTGCCAATTCCACGCATCGATGCAGGGTATAATTAATATTAGTGATGTTGGTCCTATTGGTCCACAAGGTCCACAGGGACCACAAGGACCACAAGGTTCAATTGGATCAACTGGTGATGTTGGTCCTCAAGGTCCGCAAGGTCCGCAAGGTCCACAGGGTCCGCAAGGTGCTGGTCCTCAAGGTCCACAAGGACCACAAGGTGATGCGTCAAGTGTTGCTGGTCCGCAAGGTCCACAAGGTCCACAAGGTCCACAAGGTGTCACTGGTGCACAGGGTCCACAAGGTCCACAAGGTGTCACTGGTGCACAGGGTCCACAAGGTCCACAAGGTGTCATTGGTGATACAGGACCACAAGGTCCTCAAGGTGTGACTGGTCCTCAAGGTCCTCAAGGTGATACAGGTCCACAGGGTCCTCAGGGTCCACAAGGACCACAAGGTGTTAAGGGTGACACTGGTGACTTTGGTGGTGCAACGTTTGAATATATCTTCAATACCAATACAGCAAATACTGATCCAACAGCTGGCTATGTCAAGTTCAATAATACAACATTGCTATCTGCGACTGAGATGTATATTGATAACATCGATCGTTTAAGTGGAAATGTTTTCAATTACTTGAATACAATTGATGACTCAACATCAACAATCAAAGGCACGTTCAAGATTGCAAATTCTGCAAATGTTCTAGAATACACATTCTTCAATATTAACGGTACTCATCTTCATGTTGCTGATTGGTTCGTTGTTCCTGTTGCAGGATTGAACTCAACATTAACTGGCTCGAACTTCTCAAATAGCACAAATGTGATTATGACATTTGTTCGTACTGGTGATAAAGGTGATGCAGGTCCACAAGGTCCACAAGGTCCACAAGGTCCGCAAGGTGTCACTGGTGCACAAGGTCCACAAGGTCCACAAGGACCACAAGGTCCGCAAGGTGTCACTGGTCCACAGGGTCCACAGGGTCCACAAGGTGTCATTGGTGATACAGGACCACAAGGTCCACAAGGTGTGATTGGTCCTCAAGGTCCTCAAGGTCCTCAAGGTCCACAAGGTGTCACTGGTGCACAAGGACCACAAGGTCCACAAGGTCCTCAAGGACCACAAGGTCCTCAAGGTCCTCAAGGCAACACAGGTCCAACTGGACCAAATGAAGGTGCAACGCTTAAAGCTGTAAAAGACTTTATGGTTTCGAATACAAACACTAATGGCGCAAATACTGTCAGTCTTACAACTGCTAACTATTTCCGTCATACATTAACAGCAAATGTGACATTTACATTCACGGATGCACCATCTTCTGGAACAGGTCAAATGTTCTCGCTATTATTGTCGCAAGATGGAACTGGTGGAAGATTGCCATCATTCTCCAATACAATTTATTGGGCTGGTGGATCTATTCCTCCTGCGACAACAGATGCAAATGCTCGTGACTTGTGGACATTTATCACATATGATGGTGGTACGACATATTGGGGCACTTTGACTATGAAGGACCTTCGATAAGTTCGATAAATAGATTATATTATTTTATGAGTTTATTATGAAAATACATGTGTTAGCAAATCCGCGCAATCCTACTGGGTTGATGAATCGCGTTGATCCATTTGCAGTTCATGCACACAAGTATATCAAACATTTGTCTCAACATTTCCATATGATTCATTATGGAGTTCCAGGCGCACAAGTCGACTGCGAGCATGTCGACATTCCAACAACACCAGTTGAAATTAACGAATTTAATTTGTTAGCAGGTAAAGAGATTCAAGAGCGAGCAAGCACAGGCGATATTATCGTTTGCTTTTTTGGTGTGGATAATAAAGTTGCTTGTGATATGAATCCTGGATGTAAAATTGTTGAACCATCAATTGGATATCGCGCCAATGGCGTGTTTGCTCCATATAGAGTATTCACATCATATGCAAACATGCATTATTTTTATGGTGATCGTGACATGTTAATGTCGCCAAGCTGGTTCGATGATGTAATCGGCAATCCATTTACAGTAAGTGAATTTGAATATAGTGAAAAGAAAGAAGATCATTTCTTGTATTTTGGTAGAGTGTGTGAAGAAAAAGGTGTACATCTAGCCATTCAAGCAACAGAAAAGATGGGCAAGAAACTCGTCATCGCTGGTCCTGGATCGTTGCAAGCATTAGGTTATGATAGAATACCAAATCACGTTGAAATGTTTGGCGTTGCAAATGCAGAGCAGCGAAAACAATTGATGAAAAATGCAAAGTGTTTGTTTGGACTAACACACTATGTTGAACCATTTGGTAATATGATCATTGAAGCAAATCTTTCTGGTACACCTGTGATTACAACTGATTGGGGTGCATTTCCAGAGATTGTTCTCGAGGGGAAAACAGGATATCGAGTGAGGGATTTCAAATCACTATTAAATGCTATGAATTTAATAGATAAAATAGACTTGTGCGATTGTCGATCATGGGGATTAAATTTCTCTGACGAAGTTATTCACATGAAGCATAAGCAATACTTAGATAAAGTTATTTTAAATTCATTTTATGCGTAAGTTATTTGTAGTTAGTTCTTCTATCGCACCAAAGCCTGGGACTTTTACATACAGTCCAACTCGCTCTGTTTTTGGAGCAGAGGAACGATTTAGGCAAACAATCTTTACAATCAATTCGATACAAGCAGCATTTCCGAATGATAAGATTGTAGTTGTAGACTCGTCAGAAGATTGTGCAGATTACATTGTGACATTAAGGCATCTTAAGAATGTTGATTATTTGCCTGTCAAAGAGTATGCGCCAGAAATCTTTAATCTTGTAAATTACCATCAAAATAAAAGTCTATGTGAGTGCGCACTTTTAAATAGTTACTACAAAACATTTAAAAACGAAATTAAAAATTATGACTATGTCATTAAGGCGACTGGCAGATATTTCTATTTCAATTTTAACGATGCATTGTTTACCCCAGAGAATAAAGATAAGATATTTTTTAAACGACCATTAAATTTTGAATGGAACGATAATTGGAGATACCAATTTGTAGATTATCGAGCGCAGCAAAACAATAACAGACTGCATCAATATTGCACCGTGTTATATGGATTTGGTATTCATCAATTTGACAAGTTTATAGACATGAATGATGCAGTTATTAATCTATTAGACAATGAAAAGATGGCGCATTATGACATTGAAACTTTGTCATATTACTTTACGAGACCATTCGAAAAGGATATAATTGAGACTGATTGGATAGTTTCAGGGTGGGATGGTACCTCAGCACGATTTATGTACTACTAGGTGACAAATGAAAACTACTTTAATTATTGTTGACGACTTTTATCAAAACCCTGATCAAGTAAGAGCATATGCTCTGTCACAACCATTTGAAGTCTCTGGAAACTATCCTGGAGTTCGAACAAAGCCATGGCTTCCTGATGATTTAAGGAATTCTCTTCAATACATTATACAAAATGCGGGTGGTCAAATCACTAATTGGTTTGAAGAATCTGGATATACTGGCGCGTTTCAAATCTGTACTGCTCAAGACAGAACATGGATTCATGCTGATAGTTTTAATACTTGGGCAGCTGTTTGTTATCTGACACCAGATGCACCACTTTCTTCTGGAACTGCCTTGTATCGATGGAAAGAAACAAAAGAATATGAAAGGATCGATCGCGATGCACCATATCATGATGGATACGATTACACTAAATGGGAAAAGACAGATTATGTTGCAAACAAATATAATCGAATTGTGCTGTATCGTGGAAACTTATATCATGCATCGTTAGACTATTTTGGCAATAATTATCAAAATGGTCGATTGTTTCAAACCTTTTTCTTTAATACAGAGTACTGATGAAGATCTTGCATGTAATATTCTCTACGAATCGAATCAAGTATCTGATGCCAACTCTAGAGTCTCTAAAAAATCTAGACTATGGCAATCATACGGTTGATAAATTAATTATCGACGATTATCCGAGAAATAGGAATCCTGCCATATTTGACCTAATCTCAAAGGTTTATGGTTTTAATTTACGATTTAACGAGACTAACTTGGGTCTATCGGTTAATTGGAGCGCGTTCTTCGATTGGTTAAAAACACAAGATTATGACTATATCTTACATCAAGAGGACGATGTTCTATTGACGAGTCCGATTCGAATTGACGACTTGATAACTATTCTAGAATCAGATGAAAAAATGGCTTCAGTCGTTCTTCAGCGTCAATCATGGTATTTTCATGAAACTGAACCCGTAATCGATGTTACCGATGTTAAAATTGGAAACTATTACTATAGCCAAAATGTAAAAACTTTTCCAATCATATTCTCGCTCTATCGTAAAAATGTGATCGAATATTCGTTTAGAGATTACTGGAAATTTAATGTAAACGAAGGAATGATCATGGTTTATCTAAATTTCTTCCATCAAATGTATTCTGCAACTTTAAAGGGTCCAGAAGGTCAAAATTTAATCGTTCATATCGGAGAAGAGACTGTTGGTAAACGACTCGAGCCAGGAGAGCCAAACTGGGAGCAATTCTCTCATATGGACCCAAACAGAGTTTATAACTCTCGAAATGGTAAATTAATCGAGTGACTAAATATAGAATACATAGAGAGGTTCTAAATGTCGCAACCTAGCACTCGAACTCAACTTAAAGATTACTGTCTCCGTAAACTCGGATTTCCTGTAATTGACATCAATGTCGATGACGATCAACTCGAAGATCGAATCGATGATGCACTGCAGCACTATTCAACATATCATTATGATGGCACAGAAAGAGTATATTTGTCACAGGCTATAACAAATGCCGATAAATTAAATGGATACTTGAAACTATGTGATAATATTGTTAGTGTGTCAAGAGTATTTGCATTTACAGGTTCAACTGTGGGTTCAACATCTTCGACTGGTTTTAATATGTTTGATATTAATTATCAGTTGCGTCTCAACGATTTCTATAATCTAACATCATCATCATATACCTACTTTGTTATCGCTCAAGAACATTTAGCAATGTTAGATATGATTATAACAGGTCAGATGCCATACACATATAATAAAAATATAAACAGACTTACCGTAATTACTGATTGGGATAGATTTGATGTTGGCAATTTTATGGCATTTGAGGCTCATAGAATTGTAGATCCAGAAACATATGAGAAAGTATACAATGACCTGTGGGTAAAAGAGTACACAGCTACATTGTTTAAGCAACAATGGGGCACTAATCTAAAGAAGTATGGAAATTATGTTCTTCCAGGTGGTTTGGTTATCAACGGTCAGCAAATTTATGATGAAGCATCAGCAGAGTTAGAAAAACTAAATGAAAAACTTCGTGATACTTACGAAGAACCAACTGCATTTTTAGTAGGCTAAAATGGCAACTAGTGTATATTTTAATAATCAACGAGCAACCGTTGAGCAAAATCTTCTTGAAGATTTGATTATAGAATCAATTAAGAATCATGGTATAGATGTTTACTATCTTCCTAGAGAATCACAATCATCAATTGATGAACTTTTTGGTGACGATCCAGTAAAATATTTTCGAAAAGCAATTAAGTTAGAGATGTATCTTGAATCTTTTCAAAATTATGAAGGTAATCAAGAATTTTTCTCTAAATTTGGTCTCGAAATTCAAGATACTGCTCGCCTTTGCGTTGCTCGAAGAAGATTTGAGCGTCAAGTTGCTTCAGTAATGGGTGCTGATCGAAGACTTCCAAAAGAAGGCGACCTAATTTATCTACCAATTCAATTTAAATTGATGGAGATTAAGTTTGTTCAAGAAGAAAAAAACTTCTTTCAATTAGGTAGAGATTCTATCAATCCATACATGTATGGATTAACTGTAGAAGCATTTAAGTATAATGGAGAGCTGCTACAAACTGGAACAGAAGAAATTGATCGTATTGCAGATCTACAAAGTAATGTTCTAGAATTAAATTTAAACGCTGGTGGCACAGGCACTTTCCAACGCTTTGAGGTTGTATATCAAGGGTCTAATCTTGCAACCGCGACAGCGAAAGCAATTGTTGCTGGTTGGAATCTACCGACACAAAAATTAAAAGTAAGAAATGTAAAAGGCGCATTTGTAGGTGGCACTTTAGTTAAAGGCTCAACAAGTAATGCTCAGTGGACTCTAAACGCACCACCAGATTTACTTAACAATGTTAATGTAGGAAATATTGAGGATAATGATATAATTGAATCAGAGGCTGATGGAATTATAGATTTTACTGAGATTAATCCATTTGGTGAACCATAATGTTATCTAATATTCACTTTTATCATCGTATAACTCGTAAAATGGTTGTTGCGTTTGGCACATTATTTAATAATATTCGTTTGGTTCGTTATAATAAGGCAGGAACTCAAGAAATTGAACGAATTAATGTTCCGTTGCAATACTCACAAAAAGAAAAGTTTTATCAACGCATAACGCAAGATCCAGAACTTACAAAAGAAGTTCAAATCACATTACCAAGAATGTCATTTGATTTAACATCAATAACATATGACCCAATGAGAAAAAGAAGTTTGTTTACTGAATCTTTTTCTCCCGAGACACAAACAACAATAAAGTCGATTCGCACAACTCCATATAATTTTGATTTTGAATTAAATATCTATGTTCGTAACACTGAAGATGGCACTCAAATTATTGAACAAATTTTACCATTCTTTAATCCAGACTACAATGTAACAATTGATGTTATAGGATTATCAGATCAAAAAGTTGATGTTCCATTTATATTGCAAAATATCTCATACAATGTTGACAGTGTTGGCGCACCAGATACAACAAGAATGATAATATGGACATTAACATTTACAGCAAAGGGTTATATGTTTGGTCCAATCCTATCTCGTAATATCATTCGAAAGTCTACTGCAAATACATTCAATTCAATTTTTGAATTAGATGGTCTTCGTGAATTGACTATGAATGCAAATAGTGGCGTAGGAAACTATCAAACTGGGGAAGTAGTGTTTGAGGGTCGATCATTAGATGCAGCAAATTCAACTGCAACAGTTAGTAGTTGGAGTAATACAACCAAAGTTCTTGTTGTATCTGATGTTAATGGAGTTCTTGAAACAGGAAGAAATCTAACTGGCATAGTTACAAATACATCATATAAAATACAATCATTTAGCACAGCAGAAAATCAATTAGTTAATCTCTCAGTGGTTCCAACGCCAAATAATGCAAGTGCTCAAACTGCGTTTGGATTTGATGAAACAGTTATTGAGTTTCCAAATTTATAAAATAATATGAGTGAAGTTGATAAAAATCTCTCTAATATTCTAAACACTGACTATATTCCTGTAGTAAGTGATAAAGAAACTAAATCGATGATTGTTCATCAGGATGATTCACAAAATCCTGATGCAGATTACTCGCGTTCTAATTATTACAACCTTATCGAAAGGGGTAATGAGGCTTTGGATGGTATTCTTGAGGTAGCGAGAGAATCACAGCATCCACGAGCATACGAAGTAGCAGCCAACATGATTAAGAATCTCTCTGATGTCACAGAGAAACTTATGATTCTTCAACGGCAACAACAAGAATTGCAACCAAAAGAGCAAGCACCAACAAATATTGCAATTGATAAAGCAGTGTTCATTGGATCTACAGCAGATCTATTGAAGCAAATAAAAAATGAATCTTAGATCTAAACTAAAGCATTATCTTGGGAATCCCTCTTTAAAACGCATTAATATGCCAATGCAGCTCACGGAAGAACAAATCCGCGAGTATGTTAAATGCTCAAAAGATCCAATCTACTTTATCGAAAACTATGTAAAGATTATTACTCTTGACAAGGGTTTTGTGCAGATATCTTTGTATCCATTCCAAAAACAAGCAATTACAGATATTAATGATAATCGCCGCGTTATAGTAAAGGCAGGTCGTCAGGTCGGTAAGACTACGATGGTCGTTGGATATATCCTTTGGTATATTCTGTTTAATCAAGATAAATTTGTGGCTATCTTGGCAAATAAAGCACCAACAGCTCGCGAAATCTTAAACAGAGTTAAAATTGCGTATGAGGCATTACCACTTTGGATACAACAGGGTGTAAAAGTATGGAACAAAGGTGACATTGAACTAGAAAATAACTGTCGTATAATGGCAACCTCTACTGCGTCAAGTGCGATTCGTGGTTACTCTATCTCGTTGCTATATCTTGACGAGTTCGCATTCGTGCCAAGTAATATTGCTGATGAGTTCTTCACCTCTGTATACCCAACTATCTCTTCTGGTACACAGTCTAAAATTCTAATTTCTTCCACGCCAAATGGAATGAATCATTTTTACAGAATGTGGACTGAAGCAGTTGAAGGGCAAAGTGGATTTAAACATATTGAAGCCAACTGGCGACAGGTTCCAGGTCGTGATCAAGCATGGGCAGATGATCAAAGACGCATTCTTAAAGACGAAAAGTTTTTGCAGGAAATGGAATGCGAGTTTATGGGGTCGGCGGGTACATTACTTTCTTCTGTAGCCTTAAAGTCCCTTGCATTTGTAAAACCAATACATCTTTCGGAAAATGGAATTAAAGTTTATCAAGCTCCGATTCCAGAGCACAATTATGTAATTATTGCTGATACTGCTCGTGGTAGAGGACTTGACTATTCTGCATTTAGTGTTATCGATGTTACAAGTATACCATATAAACAAGTTTGTATATATAAGGATAATAACATCAGTCCTATTGTGTATCCATCAATTATTAGGCGTATGGGTGAATATTATAACTCAGCGTATGTATTGATTGAAATTAATGATAATGGTCAGCAAGTCGTCGATTCTTTATTTGATGAGTATGAGTATGAAAATATTCTTTCTACAGTAGAGATTAAAGGAAAGATTGCAGTTACATGGGGATACGGAAACAAGTCCTACCGAGGAGTTCGAACTACAAAATCTGTAAAGAGACTCGGTTGTTCTATCATGAAGAATCTTATAGAAGCGCAACAGCTCATTATACAAGATTTTGATACAATATCAGAACTTTCGACCTTTATATCGAATGGAACAAGTTTTGAGGCTGCAGAAGGAAGTCATGACGATCTTGTTATGACTCTTGTTTTATTTGCATGGTTAACCAATCAAAAATTCTTCTCTGAGTTAACAAATACTGACATCAGATTAAAATTGTATGAAGAACAGATGAAACAGATCGAAGAGGAGAGACTTCCTACATTTTTGGGTGGACATATCGATGTTGATCAAAATGACGGAAGTTATCTAGAAAATGGTGATATTTGGACGCCAGTAAATCACTAAAAACCTCATTTTACTAAATAAACCGTATATTTCTTAATCTCCATTTAACAGGAGCAAAAACATGGCTTTTCTAGTATCACCAGGCGTGAATGTATCCGAGATTGATGCAACCACAGTTGTACCATCAGTTTCCACATCCACTGGCGCAGTCGCTGGCGCGTTTCAGTGGGGTCCAATCGATGTTGCCCGTTTAGTCAGCTCAGAAGATGAGCTCGTTCAAGTGTTTGGCAAACCAGATTCAACAACTGCATTAACTTTCTTCACTGCTGCAAATTTCCTTGCGTATAGCAGCAGTCTATTTGTATCTCGAGCTGACGCAGCAACTCTAAACACTGCGATAGCTCTAAACGTTGCTGCTAATACTTTTGCAAGTAATGTTAAGATTCGCAATGAAGATCACTACTTTAATAGTTTCTACACTGCAACAAATGCAAACGTTGCTGTAGCAGCTCGTTATCCTGGTTCACTAGGTAACTCATTAAAGGTTGCATTTTGTGCGAATGCAAACGCTGTAGCATTCTCAACTTGGACATATGCTCCATTTTTCGATGCTGCTCCTGGTACTTCACCGTTTGTTGCTGCGAAATTTAAGTCAGATGCGAATGATGAAATGCATATCGCAATTATCGACGAAGATGGTCTAATCACTGGTACTGCAAACACTGTTCTAGAAAGATATTCAAACGTTTCGAAAGCAACAAACGCTAAAGGTGAGTCTGGTCAAAGCATTTATTGGGTTGATGTTCTCTATAATAACTCAAAATGGGTATATGGATTAGGTCAAAACAATGCAACATGGGGCGTTGCTGCTAATGCAAGCCACTCATTTGCTGGCGAAAATATAAATGGCATCTCTTTTGTACAAGGTGTGGATGCTACACCGACTGATGGTAATGTTCAAATTGCCTACCAACAGTTTGCGAGCTCTGAAAATGTTGATATTAGTCTTGTAATGACAGCAGGTCATTCATCAACGGTTGCAGCAAATACTATCTCTCTTTCTGACGGTCGCCGCGACTGTGTGACATTTGTGTCACCTACTCTCGCAAACGTTCAGGCTGCTGATCCAGTAACAGCAATTACTAATTTCCGCAATTCTCTTACATCAACTTCGTTTGCTGTACTAGATAGTGGCTGGAAGTATCAATACGACAAATATAATGATGTCTATCGATACATACCACTAAATGGTGATATTGCTGGTCTCTGCGCTCGCACAGATCTAGATCGCGATCCATGGTTCTCACCAGCTGGATTTAATCGTGGTCAATTAAGAAATGTGGTTAAACTTGCATTTAATCCAAATCAAGCACAACGAGACACGCTATACAAGGCAGGTGTAAATCCTGTTGTTTCGTTCCCAGGAGAAGGCACTGTTCTGTTTGGTGATAAAACACTATTAACACGACCAAGTGCGTTTGATCGTATTAATGTTCGTCGTTTGTTTATCGTTCTCGAGAAGGCAATCAGCAGAGCAGCGAAGGCAAGCCTCTTTGAATTCAATGATGAGTTTACAAGAGCACAATTTATTAATCTTGTTGAGCCATTCCTACGATTAGTGCAGGGTCGTCGCGGCATCTATGACTTCCGTGTTGTTTGTGACGAAACAAATAATAGTCCAGAAGTTGTTGACCGCAACGAATTTATCGGTGACATCTACATCAAACCAGCTAAAGCAATCAACTACATACAGTTGAACTTTGTTGCTGTTCGTACTGGTGTTGCCTTCGATGAAATCGTTGGTCGTTTCTAATAAATAGACTAAAGATAAAGTCAGGAGAAAACAATGGCTTTTAATGTAAATCAATTTCGTACTCAATTACAGGGTGATGGCGCTCGTCCAAATCTATTTGAGGTCGAATTAAATTTTCCTTCATATGTAACGGGAAGAGCAATATCTACTGCGAAATCAACATTCATGGTTAAAACTGCTGCTCTTCCAGGGTCAACAGTTGGAATGGTTACAGTGCCTTACTTCGGTCGCGAAGTAAAGGTTGCTGGTAATCGTACTTTTGCTGATTGGTCAGTAACGATTTTAAACGATGAAGATTTCGGAATTCGTAATTCGATGGAATCATGGGTTCGCGGTATTAATGAAAATGTTACAAATCTTCGCTCAGCAACAGCAAGAACATCACAGCAATATGGTGTTGATGCCACTGTAACTCAGTATGGTAAAGGAGGTCAAAGACTCAAGAGATATCGTTTAGTTGGTATGTTCCCAACAGATATTTCTCAAATTGATCTAGACTGGGGTTCAAACGACACGATTGAAGAATACACAGTCAACTTTGCTTATCAGTACTGGGAATCAATTGATCGTGGTGTTACAACGTCTCTAGTAACACCAGTTGAATCGCTATTCTAAATATAGTGTGTTGGGGGAGGATATCCTCCCCCATTTTTATAATGGAGTAATATATGGCGCAGTCAATTAATCTATTCGGTTTCGAAATTACTCGCACAAAACCAGAAGGTGCGCCACAGCAGCTTCAACCTCAAGTTTCTACACCTGTTTCTGATGATGGTGCAATAACAGTAACTGCTGGTGGATATTTTGGCACTTATCTTGATTTAGAAGCAAGTTTTAAAAACGAAAATGATCTAGTCACTCGTTATCGCGAGATGGCGATGCAACCAGAACTTGAATCTGCAATTGATGAAATCGTAAATGAATCAATTGTGCACGATGTTACAGGTAAATCTGTTACAATCATAGTTGACGATCTAGAACAACCAGAAAATGTAAAAGAAATGATCCGTGAAGAATTTCAAAATGTTCTTCGCATGTTAGACTTCTCAAACATGGGATCAGATATTTTTCGTGGGTGGTATATCGATGGAAGACTATTTTACCAAGTTTTGATCGATGAAAAAAATCCAAGAATGGGAATTCAAGAACTAGTTTATATCGATCCTCGCAAAATTAAAAAAGTTCGAACAGTTATTAAAAAGAAAGATCCTCGCACAAAGATCGAAGTTATCGATGGATATCAAGAATTCTATGTGTTCAATGACAAGGCAACTGTGCAAGGGCAAACATTAATCACACAAGTAAATGATACTTCGGTTAAAATTGCCACTGATGCAATCGTGAATATTAATTCTGGATTACTCGATGCAAAACGACAAATGGTATTGTCTCATGTTCACAAAGCAATAAAACCTCTTAACCAGCTTCGTATGGTCGAAGATGCTGTCGTAATTTATCGTTTGTCTCGTGCTCCAGAGCGTCGTGTATTTTATATCGATGTTGGAAACATGCCATCGAAAAAGGCAGAGCAGTATCTTCGTGATATTATGACGAAGTTCCGTAACAAGGTTGTGTATGATTCTTCAACTGGCGAAGTCAAAGACGATCGCAAGTTTATGTCAATGATGGAAGATTTTTATATTCCACGACGTGGTGAAGGAAAGGCAACAGAAATTACTACTCTTCCTGCAGGTCAAAATCTCGGAGAGTTGTCTGATGTTCGCTACTTTGAAAATAAATTATACAAAGCATTAAATGTTCCTATTTCTCGTTTAGAAACACAGACAGGATTCTCTCTTGGTCGTTCAACAGAGATTACAAGAGATGAACTAAAATTTTCAAAATTTGTCGACCGTTTAAGAAATAGATTTACTATTTTATTCGATGAATTGATGAAGCGTCAATTATCTTTAAAAGGTATTTGTTCTATCGATGAATGGGAAACATTAAAAGAAAAGATTCACTACGATTTTCTCAAAGATAATAATTTTTCTGAGTTAAAAGAAGCAGAACTTATGAGTGCTCGTTTACAACTTATGGCGCAAATTGATCCGTATGTTGGAACATACTATTCAAAAGCGTATGTTAAGAAACATGTATTACATTTTGACGAGGAAGGCATTAAACGAATGGATGTAGAAATTGCTGAAGAGCAAGCAGAAAATCCTCTACCAGAGACTAGTGCTGAACCAAATTCAAGTGTTGATCAAGCATTTCAATCAGAAATTACTAAATAAATTAGGAGAAAAATTATGGAAAGTTATGAACTAATTGATGCGGCGTTAAATCAAGATAAAGAAACATTTGCAGCTGTTTTTCAGTCTGCAATTGCAAGTAAAGTTACTGACGCATTAGAAGTTAAAAAAGTTGAGATTGCCTCAACACTTATTGTGCCAGAAGTAGAAGTAGGAACAGATGAACTTGAAACAACTGAAGTTGA